GGTAAGATGATCTGTATGATTCATACTGCTGATCTTCTTACGAGGATCACCATTGTAGCAGAAAATCTGCTGACCACCAAAAGAATCAAAAAACTTATTTCTTAAAGTAATCTGATCTTTTGTTCCAATAGCACTATGAGTCTTATCGAGAGGATTAAAAGCTAAAGTATCGCTAAACATTTGTTATTCCTTTTTAAGTTTCTACCTATATTTTTATATTGGGACAGTAACCACCACTATCAAAAGCAATATCTAAAAGATGGCCGAGAGAATCGAACCCTCGTTATCAGAAATATAAACTATTAGATATAACTAATAAGTTCCACACGCCACCTTGACCGTCAATAATCAATACTGATCGTCTTCCTCATCTTCATCCTCTTGATAAGCTTCCTCGTCTTCCTCATCAAACTGATCCCAATAATTCTCGTCATAATCGCTTACCTCGTCCTCTTCATCATCATAGTCATCCTGACTAAAGGAGGCAGAATAAAGAGGCTTTAGCAGTTCCCCCTCATACTCGCCAACTACCTCATAACGACAAGTACGAAGTTTTTCATAATTGCAGTCACTTGGAACACTAACAACGTCCTTGGGGTTAATCTTAACGATCACGATACGATCACCATTTTCCAGACTACCATAACTAGCAACATAGTTCAAAGCTCCAGCATGAAGTCCATTAGAACAACCACGACCACGATCATCATCTACCTTTGCTCGTTGCATTTGACAGACCTGACCGACCCTATTGTCGAAAACACCACGATACTTATCCTTAAAATCTGAACGAACAGCTTTATAGGCCAAAAAATATCCATCAGAAGTTACAGCCAAATTCTCATGTTCCAAGAAATCATACAGTTCCTTCTGGCTCTGCATACTTGGATTTTCCATAAGATTATTCAGGAAATTTACGAGAGGCTGGAATGGCAGTCCTTTACTCATAAACTCCAAAATACGCTTACTGATACTACCATGAACTTCCTCGCCCTCATAAAGAACTTGTCCATTTTTTACTTCCACAAGACCGTCGCTAAAAGCAGCTACGGCCTTTTCTACATCAACAATCTCCAGTAGCTCATCCGCAGTAGCGGTTGGCAACTTATCAATAATCATCTTGTAATTAATATGGTCAGGAAGAACCTGATAACTCTGATTATTAAGAACCAGTGTCAAATTACCGTCAACAAACATAAAAGGAACGCTCATGATCAACTCCTGTGAAATTAAGTTTCGATACCCTGTGATACTGCTATTCTACACTCATCGTCATTGTTGTCAAGGGGTCTTGAAAAATTCTCGACTACTTGATTAAACTACTCAACTGAATCCTAAATAGGTCAATATTATCTTCGCTCATCTGTTCAATCCAATCCTTATTCTTTTTGCCATAATAATAACTGCTCTCCTTGAGAATATCATTATTCTTTGAATTAAGCTCTGCTAGATTACCACTAACCTGATTTGTTCCCATGATATACTTTAGCATAGGATTCTTGTCTACCTCGGTCTTGATCTTTTACCTAATCTCAGAGATTTTCCAAGTCTTAAGTTTAATTTTGGAAGAACCACGAATAATACTTAGATAGGGTTCAGCATTAGTAGAATACAAACGTCCTTCAATAAGACCCACCAACTTATTGTAGGCCACATTCGCATCACGAATCTCTTGAGTATCAATATTATCAATACCCATTTCCTTCATAAGCTTGGTCATATGAGCAAAATATTCTTCCTGAGAGAATCTGACAATTCTGTAACGATATTCGTGAACAGTATTTGCAAAAAACTCTGTAATCATTGTTTTATTCAAACAATCCAACAAGATCTGATTATTAATAAACTTATCATAATTAAGACCAAAGATATTCAGTATATGAAACATAAACTGTTTATCTGTCGATACATATCCATAAGACCTATAGGAGCCCTTTTGCTCATCACTTGTAAAATCTTGCCTACAAACAGCTGTCATGTTATTAACCACAGATAGATTCTTGAAGTGATTTTCTGAGACCTTCTGTAACTGACTCTTGAAAAAGTCATTAAAGCTTACCAACTTATATCCATCATTCTCAAGCTTTTTAATAAATGCTGTTTTGATAGCATAGATTTTAGTATCTCCAATAAGAGTTTTCATTATTGACTTCAATTCTGAGTCATTAAAGAGATCATAAATATTTCTAATCTCAGGACAACCAGAATTAGCTTCTGTCTTATATCGTAACATTGGAATATAAACAATCTCATCCTGTTCCAGAAAATCATCAAGCTGATCTTCGGAAAGAACCCTAAGATGAGTAGCATCGTTATAAGGATTAGTAATATTCTTATTATCCTTGGTATAACCATGAATATAAAATACATCCTGATCACTTACCGCCCCATTAGCATTTCTAGTGACACTTTTTCGTGGACCAGTATATTGAGTCAAATGCTTGTAGTCTGAAACCTTTAGCAGATTTTCGGATCCAACATCTTCAATAAGCTTATCAAAACCTTCGTTACTCTTTGTATAATCATTGGTATCAAGAAGAAGATAAGCAAAACAATTATTATCATTGCAATACTTTGTGATAATCTTCTTTGCTGTTTCTTCTCCCTTGATATCGCACACAAAAAAACTCATCTTACCACTTTTCTTTTGGTTATTCCAATAATAGCTTCCCCTTCCGGTAAGAGTATCATGATGAATCTTATCTGTAAGTGCTACCAAACGACGAGAACGAAAACCAGCAGTCTTATAGTTAAAAACATACAGGCTCTTACCGGCAGGAATTTTATATTCCAAGTCCTTGCCAGAGTTGATAGAATGATCTGTACCATTAGAATCAGTCCAAGTTGCACCAACACCCCAGCCTCCGGCCAATTCATTCATAGAGTAATATGAAGTAATAGCCTCAATCTTTGTTTTAGCGGACTGAATCTTCTTGGAAAATTCTTCCTTCATTTCCATGTAGATTTCTTGAGTCTTTTTACGCAGGGTCTTGATAACGTCCTTGGTATACTGTAAGCCTTCCCTGCTTACATCCATCTCAAGTTGGCCGATATTAAAATCAAGCTCCAGATAAAGACCAGAGTTAAGAATTTCGCTAACAAAGCTTTTCCAAGAATCAATATCTGCTTTCTGGAAAGCTCTGTTCCACTTCTGAATATGATCGGGCATTTCTTCCTTCTCTTGACCCACAATCTGTGCGGTCTGAACAGGATAGGCGATATTGCCCATAATAGCTACGATGCCACTATCAATTCGATGAAAATTATTAGGATAATACTGACTATCACTATTAAGGCGGCAGACTCTCCACCCAGCACCACTGATAATAATATTGGTATTGCTATACTTATGATCTTGCAGATTATTACCGATACCACCCTCAACAATAGGCTTCATCTTAAAATAATGGAAAATCCTCTTGGCCTTGTCTGTAAACTCTTGAAAGTCATGCTGCTTAACAGCAAAGCTAATCTCAAGACCATTAGGTTCTTTAGTATTGGAAGTATTAAAGAGATTAAGAGTAGGAACGCCACTCTCATCAATTGCAGCAATATAAGTATACTTCTTACCATTATAGTAAGACGCTGTGGTAAAGCTCTTGGTATAGGCAAACGGACTCTTAGACCCTAGACCAAGACAACCCACAAAATCATTACTATCATTCTTGTTGCTTGCTCCGTATGTTGTATACAGGTTCTCCATATCAAGCTGACTAAGACCAGTACCATAATCTCTCACCACAAAAGTGGGATTGGCAGCAGTAGGGAGAGTAACCTTAAAAGGATTCTTATTTCCGGCAGAGATATGACTATCATAAGCATTAGTAGAAAGCTCACGAATCGCCGCCATTACCTTGTCAGAATAAAGAGAGTCTGACAAGATCTTAAACATTTTGCTGGTTTGAGCAATATTAAACGGATTCTTACTAGCAACACCAACGCTGTGAGTCTCAATAGTACGGTCTGCCAACTTCATCTTCTTGTCTCCAAAAGTGTTTATCGAACCTGTGATGGCTAGAGTATACCATCGGCAAACCATCTTGTCAAGCATCAGTTTTCTTTTGTTTCCTGTCTCTTATGGTTTTAAAGTAGTGTCCATCAAGCCTATAACTTTTAAAGAGATAAAAAGAGAGAATATCTAGATGTCCTCATCATCTTCTTCTTCATCTTGATCAAAAGTAAAATTTCTATCATCATAAGGAGTCCAATCTTCACCTTCTTCTTGTTCTTCCAACTCTTCTATCATAGCATCCTCTAACTCTGCTTCATGAAGAGCTATTGTAATAGCTTCTAAAATATCATAAACTTTTTGTAAAACTCCGTCCATTTTTTGGATTTTAGCTTCAATATTTTTAAAACCTCTTTTAAGATCATTAATATCTTTTGTTAAGTGATTGTCCATAGAGTGTAGTTCTTTGTTGTTTTTGGTAACTTCTTTCATAATATTATTAATATCTCTAGACATTTTTGATCTTTCTATTTTAGACGTTTATATTCCTTTATATCTCCATTCCCAATAATCTTACCATCTTCAAGATTTGAGGCAACGCGACGATAAAACTCTTGCTTTATATTCTCTAATACACCAGTAATCATAGCAATTTTAGCATATGAAGGCATACACATTAGACTAGATACAATACGAGAAACGCAATAATTAATATCGCCAACTATACTTAGGAATTGTTCATTAGATAAATTATATTGTATCTTATTATTGCTGATTTCGTCGTAAGAATCCCTAAAAACATTAAACCATAAAGCATTCACCAGTTCATCTATGTATTTATCTAAATTTTCTCTACGGTCTTCTTTAATATATGGCATTTTAATCTCCTAAACATTGACACTTATATTTTAAACAATAACTACACTTTGGGCCAGGATCGGTATTTCCAAAATAATTAGATCTTCCATCCCAAGTTTCCTCGCCAGTATCAATACAAACTAATTTTTTCTTTCCTCTTCTAATAACATAACCCAGATTATCACCGTGGCAATCCCAAAATTTTAAATTAGTTTTTTTATAGATAAGATTTACAATTTTTTGTATATCAAATAACTTAACTTTGTTTACAGTTTTAGCTATTTCTGTAATGTATCCCCAACCGCTTTTTTGATTAATAAAATGTTTATCGAATTGTATTTTGCATATTTTACTATATACTTTTGGAGCTAGATTGTATTTTGCTAACTTAACTTGAATTTTTCTGGCATAAATTGCTTTTTTTTTAGAAGTAAATTCTTTAAAAGCTATTTTATCATAACTTTTAAGATTATAGAAAGTAGAATATCCCCCATTGTCTGTAAAGGAGGAAAGATCTATTTTATATTTATTCATAATGTTTTATTTTTACAATCCTTACAAAGAGTAACTATTTGTAGCCCTCTAATTAGAGTACCAGCATTTCCACATTTTTCACATATCTTTCCACTCATTTCACTAGCCAAAGTAATAACACCATCAACATAATTATCTCCACCATCATAGGATATTCTAAGTTCTCCAAGCCCCTTTTTTATCTTATTAAATTTCACTGAAATATAATTTGTATCTACTTTTTTAGTTATATTTTTTTCGTATTGAGATATTCTCCAACAAACAGCAGACAATAAATCATACCATCCATCATCACACTCTATGCCAAGCTGCATATGAGAAAAAAAATATGGATATTTTTTATATAATTCTTGTTCTAGTTTTGGTGACATTGTTATTTCCTTTTTATGAAATAATTTATATCTTTTAATTTTTCATTTAGTAGAGCAATATCTTGTCTCAGCTTCTTTAGTTCATCTTTTGCGTTATTTACCCAAAAACGATCAGCACCAGCGGCCCACGCAAAATCGATAATAGATTCTAGAGGATCAGAGTTTTTATTCATTATATAATTTCTCCATAGATAGTTATATTAATATTATATGCCATATTTTTGATTTGAAGTATTTGATTATGTATCACAACAGGATCGTAAGGATTTACCATTGGTCCACATAGATACATATTCATGAGAATTCTATATTTTAGATTTTTCATTTTTTAAAAATAGATTATCATAAAGAATATTTTTAATATTTTGAATTTTATTCAAATTGAAAGTTTTCTGACTCTTTATAAGAGCACCCATTGAGGGTATTTTTGTTTGTACATAGACCATTTGGTGTGTAATTATCCTGTCTATTTTAAAATTTTTCATTATCAAATTTTCTCTTTTTTATTTTAAGCTCTTCAAACACTGAAGCAAATAGAAAAGTTCCATCTTTT